GACTATGAGTTTCCATGTTTTTATCATCAGTTACCTTCTCTTTCGATAAGTTCCTTGAGTTCATTTACATTGAAGTATTCCAAAATCAGCCCTTTTTGGACTATTTCAACTACGTTCAAAACCTTGCACCGGGGACAGAGAAGCGATACCGTCCCGGCAGCTATCTTATAGAGCAACAAAACACGGCGGCATTTCCTACATCGAAGTTCCTCCATTTTAGCCTCCTATCTCTGATTAAAGCGATTATGCCGGTAATAAACCTGCTCGATGGCCTCGGCTATCACCCTGGCGCAATCCTCCCAGTTGAAATCTTCGGCCCTCTTGAGGCTGGCCTCGCTCATCTTAGCCAGTATATCACCCTTTTCCCTTAAGCGCAAGAGGAGCTGCGCCAGGTCGGTATAGCTTATCTGAGCCAGCCTCACCCCGGTATGCCAGTGGGTGATGGCCGAAGGCTTGAGCAGGACGCCCACATCCGGGGTGACGATTTCATTGCGCACCCCATCGTAGGTAGCCACGATGGGGAGGCCGCAGGCCATCGCCTCCACCAGCGGCAGGCCGAAGCCCTCGACGCTCTCCGGCGCCACATAGAGGTCGGCGCAGTTATACCTCTCCACCAGGCCATAGCCAGCCATCGGATGGATGGCCCCCTCTATCACGCCGGCCTCCTTGACGCCATACTCTTGGGCGAAGAGCACTGGCGGAAATCTCACCATCCCCCGCAGGTTGTAGGACTCGGCCAGGTGGAGCAGGGGTATCGGCTGATAGCCGCTCTTCTCGATGGGATTGGTGTGGATGTAGAAGAGGAAATCGGTATGCCCTCGCGAGGCCAGCCAGCGGGCCGCCTCTATCAGGATGCCCTGGTTGGAGGTGCGCTTGTTACGCTTGACATTCATCACCACGAAGAACTTATCCAGCCCAGCCTGCTCCCGAAGCCTGCGGCGCTCCTCCTCCGGAAGCCTCCTGAAGACCTCCCTGTCCACGCCATGCCATGCCCACCGAAGGCGGATGGCCCCAAGGCCGAGGGCCTTCCCGGCCATCTCAAACATCTCCACGCCCCACTGCGTGTAGGTGATACACTCTCCTCCCCGCGCCTTGATGCTGCTCGCCATCTCCAGGAAGATACGAGGAATCGGAATGCCCTCGATTGGAAAATAAACCACCACCGGCCACTCGCTGATTCGCTGCCATATCTTCTGAACGGTGCCTGGGTCATAGTTGATATAGATTACATCTGGTTTGTAAAAGTCCAAGAATTGCTCCAGCATGTAGAGGCCGCTGGGGTCGTACTCGCATGGGCGCCAGACCGGGAAGGGGTCTTCCATCGGGCGCGGACATGTATCCAGCATCCCGATGGCCGCCAGCTCGAAGCCCCACTCCTGCCAGTACCGGGAGACGTTCTTCGTCACCACCCCGAAGCCCGTGGTGAGCGTGGGGGAATCGGACAGGATGGCGACCTTTATCCTCTTCGGCTTGACGGCGGGCCAGATTTTCGCCCTGTCGCCTCCGATAATCACACGAGGCTCCTCCAAAACCTCGACGAGCTGGCGGCCAATCACCTTCAGGTCATACTCCTTGGCTTTCTGCCGGAGGGCGGCGGCATATTCCACCCTAAACGCATCATCGGTGCATAGCCTCCTTAGCCTCACTAACGCCTCCTCTTTTGTTCCCCAAGTCAAAGCGCCGCCCTCCGGCATCCCACCCGAATCGTGCACCAACGCGGCCACTCCAGCGGCCATCGCCTCCTCGACGATGATGCCCCTGTGCTCGGCCATGCTTATATCCTGGGCCTCGAAACCAGTGGCCGAGAAGAGGATGGAGGCCCTCTTCATGAGATTGATATAATCCTGGCGGCTCAAGTCGTGGTGGAAGTAGATGGGCTTCCTGATGGCCTCTGCCTGGCGCTTGATGCGCTTGAAATAGTCCTCATGCTGCACGCTGCCCACCAGGTGAAGCTCCCAGCCGGGGACATCTAGCTTCTCGAACAACTCCAAGGCCACATCGTGGCGCTTGTTGTTGCCGGATGGCACCTCGAAGAACCTCCCCACGACCAGGATGATTTTCTCTTTCTCGCCTGGAGGCTGAAATTCCCCCCAGTTGATGGGCGGATAGATTACGATGGCGTCATCTCTATTCCACCTCTTCGAGACCGCCCAGGCGCAGAACTTGCTGTTAGCGATGATGACCTGATAATCGCTCACATCCCAGCGATATTGCGGGAAGAAAGTGACCAGGACGTTCAGCCTGGCTAATCCCCCATACTTGATAAAATGGGAGATATTGATAAAGACATCGAACTCCCTGGGGTCGTAGACGCCTGAATAGACCCAGCGGGTGTTGCTCAAGTCCAGGCCATAGTCCTCCCTGGCTTTGTCGAACATGGGCAGGACGCCACGCTCGACGACGGCCAGGACTTCGTAGTGCTCGTCAAGGGCCTTCAGGAAGGAGAAGGTGTGATATTCGCCTCCGCCATATCCTCCCTGAGCGCCTACATGCCCGCAATAGACCATCAGTTTCATGTTACTGTCTCCGGCTTGTATGGAGAGTAGGAGGCCCGCACGTGCACCTTCAGGGGCTCACGGGCCATCACCTCCAGTAGAGGCATCCGCCGCCCCTCCTTATCATAGATAACGATGCTGAACAGCTCCTCGGTATCCAGGGGCGTGAGGTCAACGTGATACTCCCACTCGCCGTGGGCCTGGTCGTATGAGTGCCACTCTCCGAGTTTTACTGCCATAACAATTCCTCTTCGACATAACATGATGGAAGCCTGCGGACGGCATACTTCCGTCCGGTCAGGTCGCCCGGCTTCTCGAAGCCGGAGCCATACATGGATAGATATTGCGATTCCTTCTCGGCCAGCCGCTTCTCATCGAGCCAGCCGAGATGGAGGATTCCCACATTGAAATCGGCGATTTCATCGTCGAGAAACTCGATTAGCTGCCCGCCGGATAGCTTCATCACGTGCTCGTGCACCTGTCCCACCCATCGCAGCCTCTCATCAGCCCTCCACACCCTCGGCCAGGTCTCCCATCCCCCGTGAGAGGCGGCGTAGTGAGACTTGTCGCTGACAATATTGTATTGCTTGACCCTCACCGCCACAATCTCAGGCGGGAGATTTCGCAAAGCCTGCCTGAACCACGATTTGTACCGTGCGGGAAAAATCTCGTCGCTGTCAATCCTCATCCACCACCACTCCTCGCCACGCGGGGCGTGGTCAAATGAAACCTGTCTTTGCAACGCAAAGTGGCCTGGCCACTTGTGCTCAACGAGTTTGATGTTTAGGATGCCCTTTTGCCTATGGATGATATTCAGCGTCTCGTCCTGAGAACCGCCGTCCACAATGGTCACGTGATTTGCCAGGCCATGAAGCGACTTCAGACACGCCAGCAGGGTATCTTCGTTGTTCAGGACTATCATCGTGACAGCTAATTTCATTTGGCTAACTCCGGGTACTTCTTGATGAGCTTAAGCCAGTTGGGATGGGTCTGGCCCGGATGCTCCCTATCGAACCGCCTGAGCACCCTATCACGCCAGGAGCCCTGGCTCTCGCTATCGTCCACCATCATCGGGATGCCGTTCGCCAGAACGACCTCCCCTCCTGCCTCGACAAGGCGGATGCCGAAATCCCTGTCGGCGAAGCCCATGCTTAAATCAAACTCCTCGTCAAAGCCGCCCACCTTCTCCACAAGCGAGCGAGGACACGACATCCCGGCGCTTGTGACCCAGGAGGCCGGCCCCTCCCGACGAATCTCAAACGGGATGAGGTAGTAATGCTTGGCGACCCTATTGGCGAGATGAGGAACCAATACACAATTCGGAATAAAGGCATGGTATAGCTGAATAAGGAAGAGCGCGTGGGGGTGGAATATCAAATCATCGTCGAGGAAGAGGATAACGTCGTTATGGGTATGGCGGATGGCTATATTGCGGGAGCTATAGACCCTGGGAAGGTCATCGGGGTGACGCTCGCGATAGATGTACTCGGCCTTGAAGGGGAGGGAGCCCCAGTCTATGGAGAAACCCACCTGGGGCTGCGAGCCATCGTCCACCACGCAGCAGTCCAAATGCTCGAATCTAAAGAAGAGCTGCTCCGAGAGCTGGCGGACGACCCTGGCGAGGGATTGAGGGCGATTATAGGTGGCTATCACGACGCTAATGCTCGGAAGCTCTAACGTATACGGCATCACTTCTCCTCCAGTAACGCTAAATACTGACTGGCTAATCGCCTCCCGGCCATCTCCGAGGACAGAAGATTTACGGCCCGATGTCTGTTGAACACCCCCATCCTCTGCTGAAGGACGGGGTCTGAGAGGATGAGCTGGAGGCGCTCGTGTAGAATATCCCACCGCCTGCATGGGATGATGAAGCCCCCCTCCGGCCTCACTATCTCGTGGAAGGCGCCGACGCCGGTGGTGATGACCGGCAGTCCCGAAGCCATAGCCTCGGTCACTGCCACCCCCCACTGCTCGACCCAGGCCCTCAGAGGGTCGTGGGAGAGGAGCGGGAGGCTCACCAGCACGAATACAGTGGCCTCCTGATAGATGCCCGGCAAATCCTCGTGGGGCACAGCCCCCAGGAAGCGGGCGCTCACCTCGTATTCCTCGGCCATCTGAGCGAAGACATCTATCCGCCCATCGCCGACGACCCAAAGCTCGGCATCCAGCCCGGCCATCGCCCAAATCAGGTCTTGGATGCCCTTCTCCAGGGTCACGCGGGCCACGGTGAGCACTACCCTGGTATCGGGCACAAAGGGCAGTGGCGCAAACATGTCGGTATCCACCCCTGGGGAGATGACCCGGATTTTATCCTTCGGCACGCCCTCCAGCAGGAGGACGTTGGCGGCCATGCTGCTGCGGGCGATATAGAGGTCGAAGGCGCCCTGCCAGGCCAGCCCTCCCGTCTGCCTGTTCTTTCCGGGGAGGTTATCGAAGCAGGAGCACACCAGGCGCGTCCCCGGCTCGGCCCTGGACGCGCAGTACCGCGTCAGGGCATAGTGGAGGTCGGGCAGGTCTAGGATGGTCGGCTCAAGGGATAAGACCTCATCCGGGTGCTTCCAATAGACCATCTCGGCACCCTCCATCCTCTCGCCGCCCCTCAGCTCCACGGCGATGATGACCTCGGCCTCGACGCCCTCCCGCTCCAAGGCGTCGGGTAGCGATTGATAAGTCATAAGGTCATGCGGGCTAAACTTGTCAGGGCGAGCGATTACGATACGCATCAGGCTCCTTTCGTCCCGTTATGGCCCTCTTTGTCGGGCCGTAAGGTGAAATGATAGACGACGGCGGTGGAGTATCCCACCTTGAAGCCGGCCCGCTGGGCAGCTCGGCAATACTCACGGTCGCTGCCGATATGGGGATAATTCTCCTCGTCCAGAAGGCCCACCTTCTCTAGCACGTCCTTGTGTATCCCCATCACGGCCCCGGTGACCCACTCATACCAGTTACGGCAGCGCCTCGGCTCGAAGTAGCTGATATTGGGCTGCCTCATCCCGTAGTGGAAGCCCTCCCCATAAGCTCCGGCGTGGTCAATCCTCCCATCGGCGGTGAGGGTCTTGCAGCCGACGATTCCCCACCTCAAGACCTCGGCCTGCCCCACCATAATCTCGGCCCATCCAGGCGTGACCTCGGTATCGGAATTGAGGAGGATAAACCAATCATATCCCCCATCCTGCCGGGCCAATCTCAGGCCCTCGTTGCACGCCTGGGTGAACCAGAGACGCCTCTCCACGAGCCTTCCGGTGAGGCGATTGAAATTATCCCCTAACCAGCGGATGAGGCCCTCGGTCTCTGTATCCGTCTCCCCTGAGACGATGTAGGCGTGCCAGGGGAGACAGGTGTGGAGATAGAGGGATTCCACACAGGCGGCCAGGTGCATGGCATCCTTATAACTGGGAATGATGATAGCGACATTTCTCACCATACGAGACCCGCCTTCACCTTCTCGGCCAGCTTGATGTACTCCCCCGCCATGCGCCAGTGATTGAACCACGAGACGGAGCGGCGACACTCATAGGGATTTATCTCGTCAATGTGGCTCAGCGCATAGGCATAATCATCGAGGCTATAGCAGATGTAGCCATTGCGCCCGCTCTGGATGTACTCCGGGAGGCACCCATTATCGCTCGCGAGCACCGGCGTCCCGCAATGGAGTGCCTCCAGGACGATTATGGCCCCCGCCTCGACCCATCCGGTACCGCCCACCGGGTGGATTAAAGCCTTCGCCCTCATGATAAGCTCCAGCTTCTGCTGGCCGCCCACATCCCCCATGTAGATTATCTTGTCGCTGTCGAGATGGGGCTTGATGGCGTTTCTGAAATACTCCGGCACCCAGGCAGGCCCGCAGATGATGAGCTTATGCCTGCACCTCTTCGCCACATCAATGGCGATATGGGCCTGCTTCTCCGGGATGACGCTCCCCATGTAGAGGAGATAGTCCTCCCTCTCGCCGAGGTAGAGAGGATACTCCCCGGCGCGGATGCCATAGTAAATCACCTTCGCCTCCTCCATCTTGAGGTGGCGGCGCTGAGCATAGGAGATGCAGACGACGTTATGGGGCCAGGAGAGGCTCATGACCTGATAGACGTTTATCGAGGGGAAGTTGGGCCAGAGCCTCGGAATCACCTTGTCGTGGCTCATGTCAATCAGGGCATCGAGCCTCTTGTGCCACTCGCCCGCCGCAAAAGCGTGGGCGAACTGACGCTCCGATAGCGTGACGGCCTCCAGCTTCCCGCCAGGCGGGGCCTTGGAGCCCTCCTTGGCGAAGAGTGTAACATTATGTTGCATTTGGGAGAGGGCGCAGCAAAGCCACCAGGCTATCCGCTCAATCCCCCCATAACGCTCAGGCGGCGTGGGTATCGCCGCCGTGGAAATCACTCCTATTTTCATCCTCCGCCCTCCCCTTTCGAGAAGGGCAGCAGTTGGTCTGCCCCCTCGTCCTCCTCGATGGCCTCGTCGCAATGGCCGGGGTCAATCAAGTCCAGCAGCCAGCAGAGCCACTGGTAAGGTGGAACTTTGTCCCTGAACTTCCCCAGCCGGGAGGAAATCGTCTCATCAGGGTCGCCGAGGAGGATTGCATTGAGAAGCTGGTCGAAAGCTGTGCATACATTTATGATATACTTCTTTATCTTACTCATCTCACCTCAGTATCTTTATACACCCTAAGAACTCTGTGCGGAAACCGAATTGACACACCAAATCTATCCTCCTGTGCCTGGTGAAGGTAATCAAAGGGCCGCGATGCCTGCCCACCACGAAGGTGAAAAACCAGGCATCGCATGGCACGTTCGGCCTATCCAGCTCTATCCGCAGCCAATACTCGCCGCTTCCCCGATAGACCCTCTCGGATAGCTTCCAGTAAAACCTATACGTCGAGAGGAGCTTGCAGCCAGAGGCCACAAGCAGGGAAGCGATGAGCGCAATTAAGATTAGCCTTCTCACGGCGATTTGAGGCTCAAAAACAGGAGCACTATAAAGACTGCGAGCGAGCCTAAGCCCACTCCCAAGCCGAACGCCCCGATGACCACAAACCAACACGGAGCACCAAGCATATCTCACCTCCCGTATTTTACTACTGGGTTGACCCAGCCCTCGTTGGGATTCTTTCCCACAATCTCGGCCAGCTCCATGTTCACCGAGGAGGTGAATCTCTTTAGCTCCTCGGTGGTCATGGCCGCAAGCTCGTAGACGGTGGGTATCCTCCTCTCCGGGGGAGCTTTCTTATTGTAAATCCCCAGGCCATACCACTTCTTCCGCCCGATTTCATGCCATTTCATATCTAAAAGGAGCTTATTTCGGGCGGAGTAGGCATGGTAAAAAGGAGGCTTCTTGCTGTAATCCCTCGGAGGATGGAATACGCTGACACGCGGGTCAACCAACACCCGATAACCACGCCACTCTATCTCATATCCCAAGTCCAAGTCAAACCACTGCGTAAAGATAAAATCCTCATCGCACAGCACCTCTGTCTCCAGGCGGATGACGCCGGCGATGCCATCAAACCACTTCGGAAAGGGGGAGGCCAACGGCTTCCGAGGCTCTCCCTCCCTGTTCGGCCTGATGAGGCCGACCTCCGGATGGCGGGAGATGTAGTTTAACATCGTCTCAAGATACTCCTGATGAACTATCTCCACATCGCAGTGGAGAAAGTGGACGAATGTGGCCTTCGTCATCTTGAGGACGGTGTTCCACACCCTCGGCTCGTGGTTCAGCTCCGGCCACCAATAAACCGGGAAGCCGGGGTAGAGAGACCGCAGGCGGTTCTCCAATCTCTGGGCCCTCTTCTTGTCCCATCCTAAGATGCATATAGAGCACAAAGGGCTAGGTCTCTCCGCCATACCTCCTCTTTAACTCCTCCAGGGCCAGGCGGCGATGCTGCTCCCTGGTGAGGTCGCGTATCTTCACGCCATGAGACTCGCCGAGGTTGTAGACGCAGCACCACACCGCGCCATCGCAGCGCTCAAGGTTGCACTTATCGAAAATCGGACAGATGACGCGACACTCCAGCCGGTGCAAGCTATCGAGTAGCTCCTCGTCAGCAGCGGCGGCCCTCTCCAGCGGCTCCTGGACATAGCGGGCCAACTGGGCCAGCGACAGCCCGTCGTAGGCGCAGAGGGACAACCCATTCCGAAAAGGGGCGCCCTCCTCGAAATGGGCCTTGAGGCCCTCGTAGATGAACTTCCACACCCTCTCCAGGTCGGCCTTCTTTACCTCCATGACGCCCACCCTCCATCGAGCACAATCTGTATCGAATATCCATACATGCCAGGGGTATTGACCAATATCCACCCCGGCGGGGCGGAAAGTGCCACCAGGCACTTTTTCCCATCCGGGCTGAGATACTCGTTCCAGGGAAGGTCGGTGCGGATATTCGATACCACGAGGTGATTGTTGTACCAAAGCTCATAGATGCGGGGAACTCCGTCGTGCAGGAAGAAAAGCTCCCCACGCTCATCGGTATTGCCCGCCCAAATATCCACAGGGGCCAGGACACCCGGCCTGTGGCTCGTCTGAAGGACGAAGCGAATATTGATGGCGGGCTTCCCATCGGGCCAGGTGGCATAGATGCGAATGTATCTATTATGCCCCTGCCTGGATGTCTGAGCATTGTATCGTGTGATTTTGACTTCCTTCACGCCAGCGATGCCGTAGATATAGGGATTGAATTCGGGTTTATCGGTCTCGATTTTGTCCATCGCAAACCTCGGCTATGAAGTGCTATGGGCATGGCATGGCAACAATCGCCTCTATGCCATGCCCATAGCCTTTGCCTTTAAGCTACTTCTCGATTTACTTCTCGATTAACTTCTGACTGGCCGCAGCCATCGTGTGGATTTCCTCGATGATGGTCGCCAGCACTTTCTCGGCGACTGCCGCAGCAATTGCCTCCGTAGCGGCCTTTGTGCCACTCTCCCACAGGTTGTCAGTCTCCACTCCCGTGCGGACGTGAAGTTGGCTGAGGAGTTGCATTGTGAGCTGATGAAGCTCCTCTGATTATTATTCGCCTGATGAAATCTCAGGCTATTAAAAGATATTGACATAGCCGCAACCGCCCGCTCCGCCTTAATCTGCTCCGCCAGAGCGATTATGCGGTTGGCAGCTTCGTGCACATCATCGTCGGTGTGTAAGTTTGAGTAGCTATCGCCACAGAGCAGGCGATAGGCGATGAGTTCAGACCAGGTGAACATAAACCTCCTAGTAGGTGATTTCTATTGTATCCGTATCGCTCTAATTTGGCTTTTTAATTATAACTGGCTTATAGTTACCTGGCAAAAACATGAAATCGCTCCCCGACTCAAGCGAATAATCATCATAAGTTTCCCAATTGCCGGATGTTAAATCCGTATTGGGGTCATCCGGGTCTACACAATACCCATCCTTACCCACGCCATTCCTATAACACATTGCAAAGTCGGGCGGAGTAGCTCCCGCCGCTTTCGGGTTATGATAATTGGCAAGACTTTTAGCTTCGTCAGCAGGTATTAACTCCACATAATCATTGGGCAACTTATCAGCTTCCCAGTAAATCTGCCCAGTATCTGTTGTCCAGATGACAAACAAATCTTGTCCATTCACCGTTGCACTGTAAACCTTCCACGTGCCATATACTGCCGAAGCCCCCAACGCCTCGGCCTGATTGGAAGCTCCTGTAATCTCATTGATTTCAGGAGTACCATTCAAGTAGGAAAGTGCCCAAAATGCATAATAAGATATATGATTGGCTGTTTCACTAGGGCCTCCACACCTCAACGAATATTTACACGCCCAATGGTCAATACTTGGGGCAGAAAAACTAAACCACCAAATAAATGGTACTTTATCCGCTCCTCTAGTAAGTGGAGGAATCAATTGGCGGTATAACCAACGAGCCTGTTCTCGCTCCGTTATTGCATCAAGATTGTGATACCCCGCCTCACTTACTGCCACATATTTTATCCTATCATCTTTATATCCAATATAACCATTACTATACACTAAAGTCGATTCAGTATGATAATTAGCCAACAAAGCATCATATCCCCAAGCCTCAACAGAAGATTCCACAGGAGGAATTGCTTGACATTTCGACTCCAGTTGGTCTGGCCCCTCATTATAAAGATATGCTGTCATTTCCTCAAGGCAACCTTCCGCCCAACAAGAAATATTAGCATAGTTGTGAATCTCCAAACCATCCATAAATGAACCCAATCCAAAATCCATAACCCGCTTTATAAATAATGGGTCAAAATAACTACCGGCGTGCGCCCAATGCCCTCCCGTTGCAGGCAATGCCCCCTCAGAGGCAGCATACAATCCAATATAACCCCGCGCCACAAAATCCACATATTCTAGATGGTCAGGAATATTATCTGTACCACTGCCCACAACCTCACCGGGGTCATCGCAATTCCAATCTGTATTGGACTCCCCTGCCCATATATGTCCCTCATCCCGACTGCAATCCGGGTCGCCCACATAACCATCCTCCTCATTAGAAGGACTAATTCTAACCCAATCTATTTGGTCATAATTATCATACCACTCAAAAGCACCCGCATAACAATCATTAAGCCCTTCACCCAATGGCAATCCAGCCAAGTAGTCTTGAACTTTAGTATCATTACATATATTAGTCATATCAATACGCGCCCCGCTAACAGCAACTATATCTGGATGATTAGCCAGCCAAATATTCACATCATCAGGGCTTGTTGGTTCCCATAACCCAGTATCCAATGTGCCCGCACCAATAGCATAAATTTCATCATAGCCATCAGGGTCTCCCCAAAATCCTGAAAGCGCTCCGTAAGGCAACCTCTCTCCATAGCTCGTAGGCATTGACCACTTCTTCTTCACCCAACTTATCTCCAACTTCGCCGCATCCTCTGGATACGCGTCATACGGCTCTACCACAGCATAATTCGATGCACTCCCAGGCTTCGGGCGGATTAGTATAACCAACGAGTCATACTTATCCCAATCAGCCCGCCCAACGGCTTCCTGGATTATCACCGCTAAGTTAGGCGAAGTCACAACGCCAGTGCTATCTATCGTCCACTCCACCCATAGCCCGCAATAATCCTGAGAAGCCTCGGATAGGGCATCGCAATAGCCCGCTATATCGTCGGGATATTTGTCTATCAGCCTTTGAGCGATTGTATTTCCCGTGTTGAAGTCCTTAGTGCTTAGGGCATTGACCGAATCTTCCGTGAAGACTTCGACGGTTATTCCCTCAGTGGCATTGATATAGCTAACATCCAAAATCAGGCGGGCGTCTGTAATAACCGAGCCATACTCTAAGGGAACATAACGGAATAGGAAGCCTGCAAAGTACTCCCTTCCTTGATAATCAAAACCGAGGCGCACAGTGCTCGAATTATAGACATTTGCTCCATCCTCGTTTACGTGATAAGCATCATCCCAGCCCTGAATGCCATCCTTGTCGTAATAGTCGCCAACTTGCAGCCGCAAGGGGCGGTTGGGATTAACCTCACCCCAGCGAGCCGAGACCGTCATTATATCAATGACTGTAATGTCACAATCCCCATCGTAATCCGCATCCACATCATACCCTGGGTCGCATTTCGTGCAATTTGGATATTCGCCTTCCTCACAGTCAAGATTCCATCTAGCGGCCACGCGCATAACGTCAAATACGTCAACCTCGCCATCACATTCAGAGTATGGGTCAACCTCGCCAGAACTATTGTCCCAGGGGAAGTCGGGGTCACAGCGCACAAAGTCGCTGGTATGCCCCGCATCCATCTCCACATCCAATAAGATGGGGGTAAAGTTTCCAGTTGTCTTGGCTGTTACCGTAAAGGTCGCGAGAGTGCCCCATCCAGTAACATCGGCTTGCGTCGAATAAGCGCCGAAGCTGCCATATCCCGCCGCATTATCTATATCCGTCCCTGCCTCAACGGCACTATTGATAAACCCTCCATCTGCAATATCATCAATCGTCACCTGGCTTGTATCTGCCCCAATCAATACCTCGTAGGCATCAATAGCATCCACCTGATTCTTTACTATTATATCGAAGGTATATGTATTGCCTGCCACCACATCCCGATTGGGGGGATATATCAAGACGAGCGATTCCTTCTCAGGGCCCACAGAGTAGAACCCCGAAGGATTAGCCATATTGTTGTATAGCATCTTGACTTTATCGCCGAAAATCACTCGATTCCAAATACGTATTTCATCAAGTCGCCCATCAAAGAAGTGTATCCATTCAAGGTCATAATACCTCCGATGAGCGGCTACCTCAACTTCACGATTGTTCTGGATTGTTTTGACGACATCTCCCACACCCAAATCAACGAGGCTGCCATTAACGTAACAATACAATACATTTCCCCCCGCCTTGTCAGCAACAAGGTGAGAATAGGTACCCACAGAGATGCTTGAGCTGGCCTTGCAATAAACGTAATCGCTGCCATTTATTGCACTAAAACTTAACAGGCCATCCGGCACGCTGAAACTCCACCTAGCAGTATCCAAGTTCTCAATGCCTTTGCGCAACAAGGGGTCGCGTACGTCGCTGAAATTATCCGGGGAGGCCCATACCTCAACAGCGAAAGTATATGAGGAGACATTTAGGGAACTATCATGAGGAATAACTAAGTAATCATCTACCCCATCGAATTCCAGCCCGTAACCTACCTTGCCTGCAACTTGATACAATACTCCCCCGGAAGTCGAGGCGTGATTAGCATTGGCAGTACTGTCATACAATGTGCCTCCCGACTCCTCAAAGTGATATACCGCCTTATAGTAATCGGTCGGCCAAACGCCATTGACATTCTCCTGCGAGGAGGTAACTGTAGAATCCCCATAGCACAGGTAAATGGTTTTGCTCTTGCCATCCTCCAAAAATGGAATGCGAACATACGCCGTTAATGCGCCAGTCGTGGGGTCATACTGAGTTACCTCAAAATCGTATTTGCTGGTACAGTAGACATCGGGAGAGAAAATCAAGTCCGCCGGGACTGTCAAGTTGCCCGATACACCACCCAAGGCGGTATTCTCAACATGACCGCCATTAGCCACCGTGCGAAGCTCCGGCAAGGTGGACTTAAATAGCAATGGGAATTCATAGGTATTCATCAATACCCTACTTCCAGGTATAGTGATAGTTCTTACATACTTATACCCTATCGAGCTTGCCGCCATTGCCTCTGGAGAGGTCAATAATACAACAGTATAAGCTGCAAACAAGCCTGCAAGAATTGCTATTACAGGCATCCACCTTGAGTTCCAAACCTTTTTAATCATATTCTCCCTCCTTTTATTGTTTTTGTTTCTTAGATTCTTTAGAAAGGTATATACAGCTCCCATTCTCTACCTCCTTCTTTTTGTAATATTCCAAAGCCATAGGCCCAGGGAATCTCCAGCGACATGGAGACATCCTTCCGCGTCCTCCACTGCTCGAAGACCTCCCTGGGGCCGCCCGGCCCTGGTAGATAGACTATATCGTGAAGCACGGCCCAGCCTCCATCCGAGAGCAAGTCCCAGGCCATAGTGAGTTCGAGCCTGACCCTATCGGCGTGATGGTCTCCGTCAATGTAGATGAGGTCAGCCCCGCCCTCCATGCAGGCCAGGAACTCCAGGCTATCCATGTGAAAAAACTTCCACCTGCTCTTCCAATTGAGCCGTAAAGAAGAAACGGCCTCGCTACAGTCCTCGATGTCGCAACTGTAGAGAAGGCCGTTTGTAGTCCGCAGTGCGGTCAAAAACATCAGTGTCGAGATACCTTCCCCGACACCAATCTCATAAACAACTTTAGGGCGACAGGCCAGACAGAGTAGATAAATCGTCAGCGCATAGTCCAAGCCAGCGCCCCTTGCAACCACCTCGCTCAGCGAGCGAGCAAGAGGATATATTTGTCTTTGGCGCTCTTGTAGCTCAGTTAAGTCTACTACCATAGGCGCTCCCAAGATGATATTCCAAGTGGGGCGGCGCCCGGCTCGCCGCCCCACTACCAGAAAGGAGGAGAAAGATGAACGGCGCGGCCCCCTGGAGGCTGCTCGCAACCTGCCTGCAACCAATATCCCTATCGCAAGGTGAAAATCGCAGCCCCTCCCTGGCGGCTGCTGTTATTATATCACAAATCAGTAAAATTGTCAAATCGGGCTTTTGAGGGCGTTTGACTTATAAATCATTTAACTTAAAAGCAGGGGGTTGACCTGCGCAACCCCCTGGAGGTAATCGCCCACCGTTGGCTTGGCAATGGTGGGGGGATAATTCGATATACTTAGCCTATCCAGGCATCCCATTCGCCTCTCTCGAAGGGAAGCTCATACTCCGCCTCATCGTCAATGGGCGTCTCGTCGTCCCCAAGGGGAACGAGCCAGCAGCGGCAGTTGGAGAGGCAGGCCCTATTCCCAGGGCGAACGTCGAGCAGCTCTATCCCCCGATGGATGCGCCCTATCTCCTGAGCGCACCCATTCGGCCCCCGGCAGGTATGCCTGTCGAGCCAGCCGACCCAGAGGAAGAGCTTATCGGCGAAGGCCACTGGCGCGTCGGGATAGTCGGGCACGCCCCATTCCTCTGGCGGACGCCACATCTCGATATGCCAGGGGATGATGGCGGGAAAGGCCCACTTGACCTCCGGGAGCCCCCTGAACCTTTGAGCCTTCCTGCGCCGCTCCACAGGTGGCCTCCTGAGCACGGCCTGCTGAATGGCGGCCCAGAACGCGCCGCTGTACATGCCCGCCCGTGAGCGCAGGGCCAGCAGTCCCTCGGAGAGGGAGCGCCTTCCCCTGCGGGCCTCCATGATAATATCCCACAGGGCGTAGGAGAGGCCATCCGGACGCCGGAGATAGTAGCGATTATGGGCCACCTCCCATTGATGGGCCATGAAGTCCTCCCGGCTCCAGTGGACGCTGCCCTTGCCGAGCGTCCAGGCCAACGCCAGCCAGTACCAGGCGGCGCGGTCGAAGTAGCCAGCGAGGGCTTCGAGATAGTCCCTCAGCTCCGTCTCAGGCACAGCGCGGGCCGACTCCCCGGCGCGGGCCACCATCGCCCTGGAGAAGTCGTCATAGAGGCCCAGGAGAAGCTCCTTATAGCGCCTCTCGGCCATTGCCCAGTCCTCCCGCAGATAGCGGGCTGGCTCTGGCACCTGCCGCCGCTCCAGGAGGAGGGAAAGAAGTTGCTCAAGCGCCTCTTGGAGGCGTCGGGGAGCCTTTGGATAGAGACGTACCAGTCTCATCCAACGCTCCCTCTGCATGGAGAAGTCCGATGGCTTCATTTATCAACTCCCCTAAGACTCCGGTGGCCCTGTCCAGGGCGCCCACCATATGCACCGGAATCTTCAGTATTTTCGCAAGCTCGGTGAGGGCTATCTCCCCCAGCTCTGGATGCTGGGCGTTAATGGCCGTCTGGAGGACGTTATAGAGGACTCTCCTCTTCAGGCTGAAGAGGGGGTTGTGTCGGACATAGCACTCCGGCGCCCTTTCCCCGAAGTGGTCTACCACGAGCTGCCTCACGGCGTATTGATTGACGTAGGAGAGAAAGTCCAGGGCGAGGGTATCGCAGGCCGTGAGGTATGCCTCCAGGCGTCCGAGGCCCTCGTAATACGTGCGAGCGCCGCCGCGCTCAGGAGGGGTCTCGACGCAGACGAGCCCCCGCAGGATTTCGTCGTTGAGAGCCTCGATGCCGCGAGCGTAGAGGTCGCCCCGCCCGGTCACGTCGAGCTGGGTGATGTCCCAGAGCTTGTTGCCCCGGTCATCCCTCACCATCGGCATGGCGAGGGTGGTGAATTCATCAGTCTTGTGGAGGCGGTCTCCAAGCCACTGGAGGTTATCCACCTCGTCGCCATCCTCGTTGGTGGAACGGCCCGGAGGGGCCCAGCCTATCTTCGTCGGGGCGGCGTGCTTGCTGTAGTAGAGCATCCTCATGACCCATAGCTTGCACTTGAAGAACCAGGGCGCGTAGACGTGATTGAGGGCCGGCTCGCCCCAGAAGCCAGCCCGCAGGAAGTTGTGGGGATAGAGCCAGGCTTTCCAGGCCGGGACGTGTACCTTGTCAAAGCCCTTCTTCTGATAATAACCATTGAAACTACCATCCTCTGTGAGGGGAAGGCTGGGCACAATCGTTGTAATCTTATTATACCTGAACTCCTTATAGACCAGGGCCGGCCCGTCCCAGACGACCTCTCCATCCCTCTCGACGTGGATGTCCCTCACCTCCCATATCTTCTCGGCGAAGGCGGCGCCATCCACGAGCGCCTGCATCGCAATCTCCGTCAGCCGCCAGAGGTGCGGCTTGACGAAGACCTGCTTGACGAACTCAGCGATATTCGGGTCGCTGCATTCTACGAACGCCTCCTCCATCGCCGCCTTCACCGGCGCTGTCTTGATGGTGAGGCCATAATGGACGATGGGGTCTTTCCTCATCCTTTCGAGCGTCTCGTAGTCAATATCCTTGGCCTGATACTCCTCGGCCAGGATATTAAAGAGGGCCCTGTCGCCCCGGTAGGTGAGGGTAGCCAGGCGAGCGTCCTCCCGCCCCTTGATGGCGTCCCAGGCTTTCTGAAGGCGTCGCCTCCATGTATCGGGCTCGGCACTCAGCCTGGCGAGGTCGCTCCTCACAGCCCTCGTCAGCACGGGCCCCAGCGCCCTTGCCACGTCCTCCGGTATCTCCACAGTCACGGTTCTGTTTCTCATGCCCATTTCAGCTCCTTAGCTCTATTAGTTGACGAGCGAATACTCATCGGCAGCCCCCAGTTCATCTCGCTCCTCTCCAATCGCCTCTTGTTGAGCATAAAGGCCCCGAAGCCTATATCCCTCGGCCCCCTCACCTCTATCTCCTGGAGGGTGAAATTGAAAAAGCGATTTTTGAGAATTTGCCTCAGACGCGTCACGGCCAGCCAGTAGGCCATGAGCACGTCATCCGTCTCGCCACGAGGCCACATGTGCATCTCGTAGATGAGCAGGTCGGTCAACTTGCGCGAGCGCTCATCTCCTCTGGGGATGACGTTGCGCTGCTGCTCCGTCAGCGTCGAGAGGGCAGGGATGCCGGTCTCAAAGCTGCGATTCACGTCCTGGCCCGTCCAGTGGGGAACGATTATCATTCCGCTCTCCTTCGGCAGACTCTCGATGAAGTAGCCCTGGAGGGCATTCTGCTCGATGACGATTTCGCTGTCATAGCGCCTCCAGATGTCCACGATTTTCTCCCACTGCTCCAGAAAGCGGGCCCCCTGCTTGCGGTAGATGTCGAGCCAGTAAATCTTCCCGTCTCTATCCACACCTAACGTCACGGCGGCGAAGTAGCTCTTGCCCTTCCCCTTGAGAGCGAGAGCCGGGTCTACCCCCGTGACCTTCACCAGCTCCGAGGTGTGGTGTTCAATGGGCAGCACCATCGTCTCCCGGAACTGACGCTTGATGAAGTCCATCGGGAAGTGGCTCTCCTCCTCGGACATGGGTCGGAGGAGATAATTGAGGTTGAACTGGACGAAGCCCTGGTCTCGCCTCATCTTCATCAGTCGCTCCCAGCTCCAGCGCTCCGGCCAGAGGACTATCTTCTTCTCGAAATTGAGGATGGCGGGGCTCTCGAAGACCTTGAAGTCCTCCCGTTTGACCAGCTCCGAGTATGGGTCGAAGAGGGCCTTGCGGGTGCCGACGATTATCTTCTGACCCTGTGGCTCGACCATCGAGAAGCTATCCTCTATCCAGCGGAGGGTTTTGTTGGCCCGGTAGCGAGTGGCGCAGTTATCGGGATTGCAGACATCATCGTAGATGACATATTCGGCGTGAGGGCCCACATTGCTGGAGCCGACTCCCAGCGTCAAGACGGTCTTGTCCTTCTCGATGAGGATACGGCCCGTGTGGTCTGTGGGCCTCCTCCTCACGGTGATGTGGTCGGTTCCCCATCCCCTATCTTGAGGGAGCTTGAAACCTTCGTAGCCCTCCCGAAAGGCGTCGCGATGGCTGAACCCCTCGACGATATAGGGATTGAACTCCAGATGGGCTTTAATGGCCGAGAGGAAGGACTGGGCCTGCTCCGCCACGCTGCTCAGGATGATGAAGCGGGAATTGCGGTCGCAGCATATCCTCCACGTCGGGTAGAAGATGGAATGTACCGAGGATTTCCCGTGGCCGCGAGCCGTGAGGTTGATATATGTCGGCTCGGCCACCAGTAGCCAATACCACCCATCCGGCACCTTCTTGTGGAAATCCGGGATGGGAAGAGGGGGCCTGATGAAGCGCTCCACAAACATAAGCAAACTCTTATGATGCCAGATGGCCCGGTCGTGGCTCCAGGCCGGATATTCCAGCCCCTTCTTGTAGAGGGCTAAGACCAACTCGGCCCAGAGGGCCACCTTGTCCTTATCGTAGTTTGTCATCGGTCGCCTCGACTGTCACCATCTCTCCGCCAATGGCCTCGATATAGGTCTCAAGCTGGTCGATGAACTTATCGGCCTGCTCTATATCGACCTTGGAAAGTATCTCGCCCAGGTCGGGCCTGCCGGCGGTGGCGCCGGCGGTAGGCTCCTGCCCTAGATAGATACCACAGAGACCTATCCAGTCCGACTTCAGCTCCCTCATGGCCCTTATCAGCGAGGCTAAGCTCGCAGGGCTGCATTCGGGAGGCTCCTGCTGCCAGCGGGCCAGAATCCGCCCGATGACCGTAGTCAACTGCTGGGATAGCTTGCGCCACTCCAGGATAGTCTCTGCGGCGAGGGCCAACTGCTGGCGGCGAAACTCTAGATATTTCGCCTCCAATTCAGCATGATGTGATATAAGCTCGTGCCTTCCCTCTCCGGCCACCTGGATAGTGACCGGTTTTTTATCAAGAATTGCCATTTGACAAATTTAGCAAAATATAGTATAATAGAGGCAGGTGGTAATCTAATTATACCTCAAAAGGGAGGTTTGGGCAAATGGAGAAAAGTTTGGACTTTGAGGTAGGCCAGATAGTGAGGCACCGACTCCATCCTGGTCTTCGTGGCCGTATCATCGAAATGGAAGGGAGATGGGCCTTTTTGGAGTTACTTACGTATCCGAGCCATTTCTTCCACATGTGGTTTGCAAACAGGCCCATGCCCGTCCTCCTGGAGAACCTGGAGAGGGTGGAATGAAGGTGGTTGGGTTCGACACCGGCACCCGCTATTGTGGGTGGGCCATCCTGGAGGATGGGAGGCTGTGCGATGCCGGTCGCTGGCATCTCACGGGCAGATTCCTCAAGAGGCTGGAGTTCCTGGCCTCAGAAGCCAGGAGGCTTCTCAGGGAGGAGCTGCCGGATGGAGTGGCTGTGGAGACGCCTTTCGTCCGCTATCCGATGGCCGCGATACAATTGGGAAAGGCCGTCGGGATAATCCTGGCGGCGGGGTTCGAGCTGGGGATTCAGGTGATAGAGGTCTCCCCCGCCGAGGGAAAGAAGGCCCTCACGGGGAGCGGCCTGGCTACGAAGCACGGGGTGCGGGAGGAGGTGTTTCACAGGTTCAAGAGAGACCTGCCCACCGACGCCGCCGACGCGGTGGCGGTGGCTATGGCGGGCCTCGAAAGATTGAAAGTGTCATCTGACACTTTGGAGGAAACAAAATGAGTGAGGAGACAGCTATGGAAGTGATAATCTTCGGAGTAGCGGTTTATATACTGATACTGATGATATTGGTCTACTGGGCCAATCGCTTAAGCTAAATCGCTAAACTAAAAATGAAAGGAGAATAAAAATGGCTTGGGTATCGAAGAGTTTTTCTCTCAATCTGGAGAGGGATAAAGATGTCTTGGATTTTCTGGCGTCTCAGCGCAATCAGAGTTTAGTGATTCGGGACGCCCTCCGCCTCATGGCGGCGAAGAACCCTCCCGATAGGAAGGATGAGGTCTTGGAGACCCTCAAGAGGATTGAGAAGCTGCTCATCCAACAGAGCGAGCTTCTCAAGAAGGCAGCCTTTGCCGTCGAGGAGGGCGAGGAGCTGATTGAACTCGCCGAGGTGGGAGGCAAGTTTGAGATTGAGCCAGAGGAGTTCTACTTTGAATAAATAGAGAAAGGAGGGGAAAGATGAAAAGAGACTATCTATCGAAGAGGTTTTCCATCCCGCTGTGGGCGCTCCTTGCGATTCTTGCCGTCTGCATCGTCACCCTGACGATACCGGATGAGGGGTCGTATTACCACAAGCGGGAGCTGGAGGAGGCCACTCCTCCCCCGGCTTTCCTGGAAGTCGAGGCCCCTGGGGAGGTAGAGTCTCGCCTGATTGGTATTGACGTGAGCCAGTATCAGGGCGAGATAGATTGGGAGAAGGTGGCGGCCAGCGGAGTGCGCTTCGTCATCATCAGGGCCACGATGGGGCTGGGCGGCACCGACCCCAACTTCATCTCAAACTGGGAGGGGGCTAAGAAGGCGGGTCTCCTGGTGAGCGCTTATCACATTTTTTTCCATGATGAATCGCCCGTAAAGCAGGCACTCGCCTTCGTCCAGGCCCTCGATGGGAGGGAGCCGGATTTCCCCCTGGCGCTGGATGTGGAGATTCCGGCGCGGGGGAACTACGGCGCCCAGCTAGAGGATATGTGCCTTACAATGGAGATACTCACGGGCCAGAGACCCATGATATACACCGCCCAGTATATTTGGAACACTAACGTGGGCTGGGGCCCGAAGTGGCATCTCTACCCGCTATGGGTGGCGGACTACGATGCCGCCGCTCCCGCCATGCCCGATGGCTGGGAGAGGTGGAGCATCTGGCAATACTCCAATAAGGGCCGCATCTCCGGGATAGAGGGCCACGTAGACCTCAACCTCTTCGAGGGAACTGAGGAGGAGCTGAAGAGGCTCGGAGAATGAAACGGGCTTATCTGGTCTTTGGGCCCGAATCCAGCGGCACAAGGCTTATGACGCGCATCCTGATTCTGGCAGGATGTCAGGGGTCATGGGGGCACTATCAGCATTATGACCACCATTTCCCAAAGGACAGCCCGATAGTCTGGCGGCGCAGTGTCCCCCACGCAAGGCAATGGCCGGATATAGTGGACATGGTGACGAGCCTGCGCAATGCGGGCTATTCGGTAAAGGCTGTCGTTACCACCAGGCATTGGTGGCCCATGATTTGCTCCCAGGTAAAGGCCGGCTATGTCCCATGCTTAGATACTGCTCGCAAAAATGTCAGAAGGGCATACCGTCACATCTTCAGCTCATTGGAGCAGGCCAATGTAGAGTACGTTATCGTCAGCTATGAGGCATTGGTGGAAGAGAGGGGGCCAGCAATAAAGGCTATACTTAATGAATTGCAACTGCCCTCTTCTGCCGACATTGAGGTCGTAACAGAAAGGATTTTGAAAGAGATAAATCTGATAAATGCAAATCAAAAGCATTACCGCTAATTATCAATAGAAAGGAGGAGAGAACTATGCAGACTTTGGAGAGAATCACCGATAGTTGGCAGGCAACTCGTCAATCCCCCGTCGTCGAGGTGGAGGTACACCTCAAGGACGATGAGGTGTTCGCCGTCTTTATTGATGGCGAGCCGATGGTGCTGAGGGAGGCTGGCTTCGCCACCGTCGGCCTCATCGCCGGCACCGAGGTGGCGCTAAAGGCGAGGGGGTGGCCGGACTGGGCTATCTCCCAGGTGAGGCGGCTCCACCTGAAGGGAGTCTTGCCCTCGCTGAAGGGCAAGCTCCCGAAGTGGGAGGAGGCCCGTGAGGAGTGGGAAAGGGCATTTGAATACCTATCTCAGGAGTAGAGCAGGATGGATAAAAGGTTGCCCATCACATTTCTCATCCCCGGCGTGGTGAGGACGCCCGGCATGGCAGGTTATATCGCCTATCGCCCAAAGCTACGGGGCTACCTCCATGACCAGATGGAGGCCCTGGCCTGTCTCCACATCGGAGGCCCCATCTCCATCGAGATGGAGGCCAACGAGCAACCCGGCTCCCTCGTGGGGCTTATAAACGCCTTCGTGGACGCGAGCAAGGGCGTCGTATGGGGGCAGGTGGTGACTGTGATGGAGATTAAGGCCAGGGTCATCCATCGGGGGAATGCCCCGTATCTCAAGGTGGTGATTAACAAATGGCAAAGGTCTCGATAAATCTGGACGAGATAAGCTCCATCCTCAAGCAAATGAAGGTCGTGCGGGGCGCTCCTTACTACGACCACGGCAAGCGCTCCCGTGAGGAGCAGAAGGAGTACCTCCGGAGGAAGGGCGCAGCCATCAAGAATATAGACCAGTGGAGATTGCGCCTCCAGAAGAAGGAGGAACGCCGCAGGGCGCGGAAGCGCAAATTTAAGATGAGGTAGGATGAGGAGGACGGCTATGGGATACCTTGTGGAGCCCACCTATTGGGAATACTGCCGTAAATGCGGAGCGCTGCTTGTCACAGTGCCGGAGAGCTTGTGCGGCTATTGCTCCGAGGAGTGTGGCGGCAACGCATACCTCCAGGCCGTCGAACGACATCATACCACCCTTGTCAGGCTTCTCCAAAACAGCTCCGACGGCTACATCCTTATCCCAATAGAAGAACCTGGATGAGAGGGGATGAGAGCAAAAGTTAACATCATAATCGGAGATTGCCGGCAGGTGCTCAGGAGTTTCCCCGATGGGTACTTCCACTGCTGTGTGACCTCCCCTCCCTACTGGGGGCTGAGACATTATAGGCTCCCCCCGCTGATTTGGGGCGGGGAGGGGGATTGCGAGCATGAGTGGGGAGACACCCTTAAACGCCGGCAGGTAGGAGGTCAGCTCAAGGGCTATTCCTCTCAATGGCAGCTCCCCAGCAGGGAAGCCCATCATGGCGGTACCGCCGGCCAGTTCTGCCAGAAGTGCGGGGCCTGGCGGGGGCAGCTTGGCCTGGAGCCCTCCCCGGAGCTGTATGTGGAGCACCTCGTGGAGGTCTTCCGGGAGGTACACCGAGTGCTCCATCCGTCAGGCACCCTCTGGCTGAACCTCGGCCATACCTACATGGGTTCCGGCCAGGGGTGGCAGAAGGAGGACTCGTCGAGCTGGAGGAGGCAGTGGCTCGATGAGTTCGAGGAGGCCAGGAGGCAGGCCCCTACCCTTATACGCCACAGCCACTTCAAGCCGAAAGACCTGGTGCCCATCCCCTGGATGGTGGGGATGGCGCTTCAGAGGGAGGGGTGGTGGCTGCGGAGCGACATCATCTGGTTAAAGATTAACGCCTTACCAGAGAGCGTCAAAGACCGCCCGACGCTGGCTCACGAGTATTTGCTCCTCCTCTCGAAGAGCCGAAGGTATTACTATGATAGCGTAGCCATCCGTGAGCCGGCGAAGGAGGTCAGCATCGAGCGCTTGAAGCGAGGGGTGGGGGTGCACAAGTACACCGAGGGCGCCCCCGGCCAGAAGCCTCACACGATACACAGGCCGAGGAAGAAAAATCCAGCCAGGCTCGTGCCCACCATGCGCAACAAGCGCACCGTCTGGTCGCTGGCCGTGCAACCTTTCAAGGGGGCCCACTTCGCAGTATTCCCAGCGTCGCTCGTCCGCCCTCCCATCCTGGCCGGCACCAGCGAGAGGGGTTGCTGCCCGAAGTGCGGCTCCCCCTGGGAGCGTCTCGTGCGCAAGGCTTATAGCCAATACGAGGAGACCGTCACCATCGGCTGGAGTCCCACCTGCGATTGCGGGGAAGAGCCCGTGCCCTGTCGCGTCCTCGACCCCTTCGCCGGCACGGGCACGACCGGCCTGGTGGCCGCCAAGCTCTTTCGGGATAGCGTCCTGATTGAGCTGAGCCCCGAATATGGGCGCATGGCGGAGGAGAGGCTCCGCCGGGAACTCGGCGGCCTCTTCACGGAAATCGAGATAAAAACTTTTAGAAAGGAGGAGATATGAAAGATAGCAGCGAGTTAATCTACATCACAATCCTACTCCTGGTCTTCGTCATCATAGTGATAATCGTGGTAGGGCCGGCATCCTCGCCCGCGCCCGATACAAGTTCCCTCATCGAGTGTCTCCAGAGCGTGGGCCTCGACATGCGCGGCTCAGGGCGCCGTGAACTCCCCTCCGGGTGGGAGTGCAACGTCATCCTCGACCGTTACCAGGTCACGCGGGATGAGGCCCTCCAAATGGCGAGGATGGCGAAGCTCTGCGAACCCCGATGCCGTTATATCATCGTTGAATCGTACTGGTATACGAATGTTCGTTTTACCTTCGATGCGGAGGACGATTTCAAAGAAATAACGAAATAAGAATTAGGAATTAAGAAAAGAAAGGAGGCGCTATGAAAAACAGACTTCTAGAAATCGAGGCTATCTGGCGGGAGGACGCCAAGACGGGCGAGGGGGCCGTCACCGAGGTGGTCTTCCGGAGGGAGCGCTCCATCAGGCGTTACAAGCTCACCCCCTCCTCGCTGGTGCGCCTGATGAACATAGTCCCCAGGGCCGATGTCTCCCTCTGGCTCACCCATGAGGACGAGCTATGACGAACGACATCCTCTCCTACGGCGACCTTCGGGGGGAGGAGGCCCTCACCGCCTTTGTAAGCGAGCGTGGCCTGGATGCTTTTCTCGCCGAGTTTCTATATCCATACGTCAGGAGGCTCTATCTCCATCTAAGCGAGGAGTTAGGGCGGGCCATCCAGCTCTGCTATCCCGACGGCGCCCCCGATGGCCTGGCCTATCTCGCCGTGCTCGACCTCTCCGAGCGTTGCAGGAGGTATGAGTCCCTCATCCAGGCCCTCGAAGACTATCTCAAGGAGGAGGCCCCATGAAGAGACTCACTTTCGCCCACTATCTCGACTTCGAGTATTACATCAAAAGGCATCACCCAGACCTCTATCTCCGGTGGCAGCTAGATGCCCCTACCTATGTTTCCCTCATCGAGTGGATATGCATAGACTCCCCCTGCATTCTGGAGAGCTGGCTCGCCAGTTGCGAGGGGCTGGAGGACAATGACCGCTTCATAGAATAAAATAGAAAGGAGGAAGCTATGGAAACTCTATTCGCCATCGCCCTGGTCATTGCACCACTGGCGATGTTCTTGCTCGTCGTGACGCTGATAGTGTCCGTCCTAGAGCACACCAAATAGAATCAAAGAAAGGAGGCTGCTATGCACTCTCTCACTCACCCCATTTCCCTCATCTTAGCCGTCTGTTTCGCCACGGGCCTGGCGGTATGTCTCCTGAGCCTCGCCAGCCTCCTCGACGACCTGCGTCGGGAGAGGAAGCCCATCCTGTGGGAGACGACCCGCGCAGTCAAATGGGCGGGCCATAGCGCCTGGGAGCTGCAATTCACCAGAGGGCGCTTCACCCTCGCCCTCGCCCTCAACTTCCACTACTGGGTCATCGGCCTCGCATTGCGAGGGGGCGAAGATTCCCGCCTGGCCTTCTACCTCGGCCCACTGGGCCTCACTCTCATGCTGGATAGGAGGTGAGAGAATGCCCACAGTGATATTCCACGCCGAGTATGCCGACGGCATACACGTATATAACACATACACCCACTCCTACCCCCTCTGTCCAGATTGCCGCCATCCACTCGACCTCCACGACCGCTGGAACATCTGCCACGCCGAAGGGTGCGGCTACGCCCCCTGCTCCAGGGAATTTCCAGCAGACGAGGAGACAGGTGATACAGAGACCATAAAAGGAGATACCCCATGAAAGCAATGGCATGGCTCTTGAGCGCCACCAGCGCCCTCATGCTCTACCTCATGGGCAATAAAAGCAAATGGGGGCCACGCCTGGGCCTCCTCAACCAGGCCCTCTGGATTATATACGCCATCGGCCTGGAACAATACGGCCTCCTGCCAGGCATCGCCCTCTACACCATCGTCCACCTGCGTAACCTCTACCACTGGGAGGCCAGGAGGCCCCTCTCCTCTTCCCTCCCAACCCTCATCACCCACACCATCGCCAATATATTGCTAAACAAATCCCTGTGGCACGATGAATATGGCCGCCCCATCACCTGGCGCCAGGCACTCCGCCTGACCCGCCATAAGCCTATAAATAAGGAGGAAGAAGTATGAACACAAAAAGAGAAGTCCTCACCGACTGGACTGCCAGCAGCGTCATCGCCACCGGGCGCCTGGAATGGAAACGGGCGTGGTTCATCGGCAGCAAAGACCGCTACAACGAATACGCCCGCTGGCCCCAAAAGGTAGACCTCGGCGATACCGCCATCATCTGCCGCCGAGGCGTCACATGGGGCCAGACGGCCACGCCCATGACCCCAAACCCGTCTACGAAGTCCCCATCACCGAAGCGCTGCTGCGCTTCCTGGAACAGTACAAAGAAGGCGTCCCCATCCACCTCCTCGCCAGGAAAGGATACGCCGCCAGGATACGATAAGGCGATAAGGCAGGCAACAAGGGCAGAGAGAGGGGATACACATGGATTGTCCTTTGGGGACACTCAGGTGGTTTTGGAGGCTTTACAGTGATAGGGTGGAGTAAAGCATGGCGGGGGGCGATTCGACCGGGAAAAAACGGCTCCCCGGTCTTCCAAAACAGCATGGTTAGCCAGGCAAATGGCCTTTCCAGACCACCCAATCAGCTTTTTCTAGACATAAGAGTAATAGTCTGAAGTTTGGTGGGAGACCAGGGAGAAAGACATACAAACGCTAACAGCAAAAAGCGCTTAGTCCCGAATTTACAGTTTATTCCCCCCCCTCTCCCGTCCAGTCCCAGATCGCTCATATGCTGCTATTGCTCATACGATTACGATAGCACAGACCTGCAAACAAAAAAGCCAGGCTCCACTTGAGCCTGGCTTTTTCCTTGACCTGCTGCTATCGTTTTTTCTGCATCATATCTATTTGAGCAATAATGCTCAGCGCTTGTTTTGCAATCCGGGACATAATCTCCATCCGCCGGGACTCATATTCCTGCCCATGCCCCGGATTGGTAACGTGAGACAGTTCATGGACAACCGTCTCAAGCACCAGGAAAGCATGTTTGTTCAGCACCCGGTTCGGTTTTACTGCTATGATAATATCGGAGATACTTCCGATGTTCAAACAGATAGCATTGGCATCTTCTGTGTCCAGTAATAGTCCGGCCGTTATGTTGTAGTGCTTTATCTCCGGGTCTAGCATTTTTACCATCTGCAAAGCATAGCTAATTATCCCTAATGGTTTGCGATACTTCTTTTTTAATCTCCTTTCATGGAATAGCCTAGATTTTATTGACCGGTTGTGGACTATCGCGTAATCTCCGATATTATCGTTTGTCCGCATATAGTGCAATATCTTAACAGTATCATCTTCTCCTATGGCTGTTTCAGTCCAATCGCGATTAAAATTGTGTGAACAGACCGTTATGTGTGTTATCTTTGCTTTTTTGTCCAACCTACCTTTCTTTATCTGTTCTAATTCATACTTATCTATCACGTCACAAACTTCTCTTTTGACGTGATACAGAAGATAATCGCGATTCTCTGAAAGTATTTTATTGCTTACCTGCTCAAGCTCAAGGTAATAGCAGTATTCGGATTGAACATGGTCTATTGCTGTGAATAGACCTTTTACGCGTATGTACAATTCGCCGGGCCATTCGTTTTGTCTGAATTTCTTTCCCCGGTAGACATACAGCCTACCGTCACCTGCAATGCTATTTGATAGCAGTTTGAGATTCGATAGTGTTCTACCTTGTTTGACTGTCTCCCCATTCAATTTTATCTGCATTGGGATATTACTCAAGGACATTATGTGAGCAAGGTGTTTGCCTACCTGTATACTGTTGAACAGCCGTGCACTCTCCTGCTTTTCGGATTCGTCATATATAACGGTAAAACCGTTTTTTCTCCCCGGCTGTTCAATACTTACAATATCTGCTGCACCTTGCCCGGTGCAGACAAAATCCAAACTCCGAATCTCCCAATGCGCCATTGCGAATGTGAGTTCTTTTGCTGCACCAAAGCAGCCGAGGGAGCCGGGTGGTTTTTTGGAGCCGCCCAAGGCAAGATAATACTTTCTAAACTCTTCCAAACTCATACCACAGCCGTTGTCGCTGGCAATCAACTTGTGTGTGTCTGGCGTTGAAAAGTGCAATGTTGTTGCGCCAGCATCCATAGAGTTTTGTATCAATTCCCGGATTAAGGCTCTACAGACATTGTTGTACTGTTGCCTTACACGTTTTGCGAAGTGGAAAGTTGGCAATACGATACTTTCCTTGTGCACTGTGTTGTGCTCATTCGTCTTTGTGCTGTTCATTTTATCTTTCTCCTTTCTGGCTATATAATGAAAAGACAGCATGATAGAAAAGTGTCATGTTGCACTTTTTACCATGCTGTTTATGCGCTTTTGCAGTTCGGAGATTTGTTTATTCAAGCCAATCAATTGCTGTTCCAATTGCGTCTTTTGAATTATCAAATCGCTGTGCTTCTCCATAAGTGCTTTCAAATCATTACTTTCGCTGCTATTATTCAGCATAGCTTGAGCAAACTCTTTGAGTTCCACAAGAGTATGTTCCTGTGCAAACTCAAACAAATCATAGAGTTGACTCATACTTAGCGTATGCTGTTTATGTAGTTGCATGATGTATGCTGTTTTTGCTATGCCAATACTGTCAATCCAATCCCAGGATATGTCTAGCAAGACAGCAAAGTTGTAGATGTTCGCTAATCTGTAGAGCTGCTGACGTGACATTCCACATTGTTGAGCAAAACGCTCTACAGTGCAATATGCCCTCTCGCTCGCTATCCCTATCAGCGACCGGGCGGCTGTGGCCCGTTCGCTGATAGGTCTGTTTTTATCAGAAGCTATAGCGATAATCTCTATAGTTGATAATGTCTTATCGCTGTTCATTCTACTCTCCTTTTCTGGCTTTTGTCTCATAATGTTACATATATATTATACCAAATTTGACCTACAAATGTCAACCCTTTGCACAATATTTGTCAAAATTTGTCAGTGTTGCACAGTTCAGCGGCCCGGAGTGCGCGATGTTGCGCGATTTACGTCGAAAACCATGCGCGTTTCTGCTCATTTTTGTCCAAATAATGCAGTGAGAATTTGACATTGATTTGACGCAAATTTGAGCACAGTTTGAGCACAGTTTGAGCATAAGCTAAGAGCACAATACAGCATGTTTTGAGCATGATAGCAGCACCAAAAGAGCATGTTGATTGTGCCGGCCGGGTGTAACATGATGTTACAGTGCAAACCGAACAGCGCCCGCCGGCCCGCCTGGCCTTCCCTCCTCCGCGGCCCCGGCGGCCTGGCCGCCGGACTAGACGACAAACTAGAGTGCAAACTAGAGTGCAAACTAGAGACCAAACTAGAGCACAACTTGCGCTCTAGACTAGCGCTCAAATGAATGTCAAATCGCAGCGAAACTAGAGCGAAAACTAGAGACCGAAAACGCGCAAGAGTGCGCAAAAAACCGCGCAATATCACGCACCCCCGAAGCCTAAACGCGCAAAACTAGACAGCGAAAACTCGCCAAACGCGCAAAAGTGCGCAGCAATGACAAATTTTGTGCAAAACACAAATTGGGTCTTGACATTTGTCAATTTTTTTGATATAATGGTATAAAATCATATAAGGAGGGGAAAGGTGAACAGCAACAAAAAGAAGTCAAATTATTACCCGCTCCGCCGGCTGGAGGCCCGCCTAGCGCGGAGGGAGGCCCGCCGGCGCAACCGCCGGGGGGATGCCCCCCGGAGGGAAAAGGAATGGAGGTGAGAATATGTATCGACAATTGCCCGTATTGTGGCGGGCGGCGCTTGCGCATTCCAAACGGTTCAACCCTCCACACCTTTCAATCATTATCGGCGCTAACTTCGTCGAATGTCTGGAATGCGGGGCCCACGCCCATGTGGAGGAATGGACAGAAGACACGATGTTAATTACCCACAACGGCGGCAATGAACAAAAGAGAATCAGTCCGGAAGAGTTCTAAGGAGGTGAAAATGGCAACGATAAAATCTATCGAAAAGAGCACAACGTGGGACTTAAACTTGAAGTGTCCCCGGCATATCGGAAACAACGTCGTCTCCGTCGTCGTATTTGACGACGGGGATGAAGATGTTTACTGCTGGTGTGGAGTGCTCCTGGCGTTTCGGCGCAATGGAGTGCTCTACACCCACCCCACCACAGACCCCCGAAAAACAGTCACATAATGCGACAAAGGAGGTGGCGGCATGATATATAGTCTGACCTGCCCCGCCGGCCTGGATGATGCACAGGCGGCCCTGTGGCCGGCTGTGCTGGACTACCTCTTAGACGGGCAGGACTGGGAAGAATTATCAGAAGAAGAACAAAACAGAATAATAACCGAGGCCCTGAACATGATTCAGGCAGCCTAACGGCGGCTTGCCCGCCGCCGTCTGGGGGGAAGGCGCTTACCCCCAGGCGATGGCGGGCAAGCGCTTTTTCCGCCGTCAACCGCCACGCCCGCCTGATGGCGGCTGACTAGACAAACTAGGAGGTGGAAGATGGAGAAAAATTTGACGAAAGAGATAATCGCTGAGATGCTGGTGGAGCCGGTACCTCATAGCTTTTTGGACTCCGGCTATGCTTACGGCTACAATCACGAAAGAAACCTGTTTCGTGAATTTGAGAAAGAGCCAGAGGTCAAGCTAGAGGTCTGGGAAGATGAGTTCATTGCGCGGGTGCCGCTATATCACTTTCTGACCGCTAACCTGGAGTATGACCGGTTAGCGGACGAGTTGACCGCCGATTTGTGGCGGTTCGCCGAGGAGGATAACTGGAGCCGAGAGCCGTGGCATATCGTGATTGAAGAATGGGCCGCCGCGCGGGGCCACGGCCTACTCCGAGGGGGAAACACCTACAACTTTGATTGTGTACTAGACCAGGATTTTACGTGGTACGAGTTATTTCCGGATGAGCCGGATGCCCTGGACGCGTTTGAGGCAGAGTACCTAATTATCCGGGTCCACGGCGGATGCGATATTCGCGGTGGGTATACAGCGCCGCGGATATTCCGGGTCTATGATTTGTATGAGTTCTTTGCGGGAATGGTAGACCTGGGGGCCATTTGCCAATGCAGCCAGTTTTTTAGTGATGATGCGGGATGGCACTGGTACCCCAACGCCACGACGGAGGACAAAAAGCCGTCCTGGAGGCTTGACCCGGACAATCAGAAAGTTTTTTGCCGCAAGTGCAACGGGGAGGTGACGTTTGGAGCATATTTGAGCTATTAGTCACATTTAGTCGCATAATGTTACACGCTGGCAACCCAGATGCAGGCGCGGCTTGCCCCGCGCCGCCAGGGGGGAGCGCGGCGCTCCCCTGGCGGGGCCGGGCAAGCGGCATAGCGCCGAGGGGTAGTATCCGCGTCGGGCCGCCGCCCGGCCCCGGCGGCCCGACTAGATAACTAGACCATGAAAGGAGGTGAGGGTATGGACAAGCTGGATAACAAACTAGAGCTGAGTTTTAAGGATGACGCCGAGTATTTGGCGGCAATCCTTAAGGATGCGGGGGTGCCCGTTGAGGTCGAAGGCAGCAAGGTGGTCTTCCCATCGGCCCAGGCGTTGGAAGACTACCTAGAGTTTTGTACAACTATGGGCATAGACGCCTATAGTTATGAGTTCCTCTATGACAATGTGGAAGGCTGCTATACTTGCCCGCTGGAAAATAATTGTCCGGTAGACCTCTACGGGCCAGGTTTCTGCCCGTTTGAGGTTGGATAAAAACCAAAAGGAGGTGGAAAGATGAATAATAGAATTGAGATTCCCGACTCACTGGGTATCAGCCTGGAGGCTGATGGCGCCGACCTGGACATTTTATTTGACTTTGGCCCCTGGGTTGGGGTTAGAATAATCTCAAATCCAGACGCCACTGTAGTTCATGACTACGGCTGGCGCGACGGGCCGGAGGAGATTATTGTATACCCCTCCCTGGAGGAGGCAATCGCCGAAGAGATAGACGTTTTCGCGGAGAGCTGGCCGTTGGAAGACTGGCCGGAGACGCCGCGAGAATACGTTGACCTCCTGCTGGATTACATCAAGGAGCTAACGCAACGCGGCTGTGTGGACGGCCTCGGCCAGGAACGCGGCGGCGCCTTGTCTGAGGAAGCAGCGAATGAGCTGCTCAAGGCGCTGGACTACGACGCGCTCATAGAATGCGTTAGCTCCTGGCCCTACTATCAGGGAAAGGAGGCAAAGTGAACAAACTATACTTAAGGCTCGCCACCCTCACCTACCGCGCCGGCAGCCGTCTCCTGGAGATTGGCTATCGCCACTTAGACCGACGGTGGAGCGGCCCGGCGCGGCGGGCGGGAGTGTGGCTCCTCCATAAGCAGCATGTGCCACTGGCGCTAGTGAAAGCGCCGGTGGCGTGGATAGAGGGAAGGTGGGAGGCTGTAACATAATGAGACAGCCAGGCGGCGGCTTGCCCGCCGCCAGGGGGGAAGGCGCTTCCCTCCTGGCGGGGCCGGGCAAGCTATTAGCCGCCGTTGGCCCGCCACCCGGCCTTGCCCTGTGAGCATGGGGCAAGCGGGCCAACTAGATAACTAGATAACCAGAAAGGAGGTGAGGCGAATGGGATGGACATTTTGCCCCCCACAGCCTGGAGTGCAGCACAAAAAGGAAACGGTGTGCTGTGACTTTTGCGGGCGTTGCCCGCGCTGCTCACCCACGCCGATGGAGGCAGTCTCGGACGGATACGGGCCGGTTTATTATGTCTGCAAAGACCACCACTTTCGGCCCAAAGTCAAAGACCCGTCCCGCGCTTTTGTCGTGGACGTGGGGACATATAGCACAGTTGAAGCGCTCCACCGAGCCATCGACCGGAAGCTGGCCCCCAGGCCGGTGGAGGGGGGAGTGTATAGGATTGTCGCTCCCCACGCCCCGGATTGGGACGGGATGCGGGCAAAGGTCGTGAAAGTCAAGCGCACCCGCGCCATCTGTGAAACCGTGCGCGGGCTGGCGGATGTACCGTTTACGATGCTGGCCGCTTTGACCAACTAGATTAGTCAATTGACCAAAATTGTTGATATGAGAAAGGAGGTGAAAGAGATGCCCGGCAATATCACCAGCGCGGAGTGGGAGGCCCTCCCGGAGCAGGCCAGGCGAATGATTGCCGACGGCTTTGTAAAGCCGGAGACAATCATAGAAGCCTGGCGGCGAAAGTGGGAGCGAGAGGGGCCGCCACCCGGCTTCATGCTTAACCTGGACGGGCGTCTGGAGAAAGCGCCCGCCTACCGGCCCAACCCGGCGACAATTGGCCTACTAGAGCTGAGCCGGCGGGATGCCCCAGGCGTCAGCCGGCCCCTGCCTCCCGCTCCCACGCCCAAAGCCTCCCCCAGGCCCTCCCGGCGTGGCCCTGGCGCTGATGGCGACATTTGGCATATCTGCAAGCGCGGCGAGTCTCACCCCTACGCCGGGGCCAGGGTCAGGGTGAGGTGGCTGAGAAGTTGGGGCAAAAAGGGCCCAGGCTTTGAGGCTGAGGGGGAGTTGGTCATGACGTTCGCAAAGGCCCGGCCCGGCGGGCGGGCTACGCTAATCGGACAAATCCGATTATCCGATGGGAAGTTGCTCGCTTGCCCCTGGAGCCGGCGGTATCTGAAGGTAGAGATTCTGAAAGGAGGTGAAAGAAGATGACCAGAAAGGATTACATACTTCTGGCGGGGGCAATCCGCCGGGCGCGGCTGTGCCCGGATTGCATGAAGAGAATCGTGGACGAGATAGGCTGTGTTCTGGCGGAGGATAATTGGCGGTTTGATTGGCACCGCTGGCTAGTCGCCTGTTATCCGCCGGAAGACGACGAAGAAGAGTAATATAATGAGACAGTTGTTGGCTCAAGACCAGGCGCGGGCGGCTTGCCCCGCGCCGCCAGGGGAG